CCTTGTGAAGTTTCGGAAGTTTTCCATTAAATTCCGGAAGATGATTATAGATTACAACGGTCATGACCACCTCAACATAAACCAAGTATACGCTTGTTCATCATAAAAGTCAAGATATCTGTCACCGTAACCTCTTAAAGGATTTATGGGTTTCGCTATCCAAAAGTTTGCCGACCAGTCCATGAGAGCATGATTGATTTCTTCCTCACCGAAACTATCTGGACAAAAGTTATACCACCATTGTGGGATTTCTAATGGATTGCGATCTTCTTCAAATATCTTTATTCTAATCACGACCACCTCAACAAGAACCACTCAAGGTCTTCTTTACGACTAAAGATTACTTCACCCCATTTAATACCATCACTCCATCTGATTTGTTGGGTATTTGTATTGAAGCCGGGGTTGCCGTATGTTTTATAACACCAACGAGTAATCTCTGCTCTAATTTCCTTAGTATTTGCTTTGAATGCCGCATAATATTTAATATCACAAGCATAATCGTTTTCAGGTATTAGCTCATAGGGCGGTGAAGTATATGTATGAATAAACATTATGACCACCTCAACATAAACCAAGCAAACTTTCTTTCATCAACAACACGATAATCTTTAAGACTATGATTTTTTGAATTCACCTCAACTTCTATACCATATTCTACCAGAATGCGATGTAGTTGGGCATCATATTTTGGATTGCCTGTGATGTACCTTGCTTCGGATACGATATCACAAGGAACATAAACACCATGTTCGTGGAACTCTCGTGATAGTAATATTTGTAATTCACTAGGTTTCACGACCACCTCAACATAAACCAAATCATATCTTTACGAGCATCGGGATAATCTAAAAAATAAAAATCAATCAAATCGTGTGTGATAACATTATCATCTCTGTGATATTGATTAGTAATATAGTGTGGACAGTTTTTCTTTGTCCATTGAATAGCACTATACAAATCAAGTTTGTTACGGTCTACTGTTATGTAGTTGTCTGTAATCTTCATATGCCAGTTGTCCATCATTGCCACCTCAACGCAAACATAGTAGCATCTTTACCATGCCGAAAATAAAAGTCAGTGTGGCTAAATTGATAAACCACATTCCACCGATCCTTAAAGGATCCAATATTCTCACCCAACCAGTTTTCAACTTCGATGATTTTTATATCAAGCTGATCTACATCATATCTAACCTTGTAGGGCCATAGTTCTTTCTTTAGTTGTCTCATCCAAATCTCAACATAAAATAACTTGCATTGCTATCATTGTAAAAAGTAAACACAGCGTGTTTTTCTATTTCTGGTTCCCAGTTAGATCCACTAAAGTTATCGTATTGTGCTTTGTAATAAGCATAATCAAAATCAACACCTTGTTTCCAACCCATTGAACGTAATTCATATCCTATTTCCATAGTTCGTTTGGCATCAATGTATAGGGTTACTTGTTTCATCCCCAAGTCAACTCAAATACTATTGCATCACGTTGATCCATAAAATAAAAATTCATACCTTCTTCGCCGGGGTGTGTAGTAAATCTCTCATCGGGTAATCCATACTGTTCTATTGCCCATGCACAGGCTTCAACCCAATTTTCTCTTACCCACGGTATACAAATCTTAGTACCCGCCGGTTTGTAAGATTTCTTTAACTGTTTTAACATTTTCTAGTTCACGATTAAACTTGATCTTCCATAACTCTGGATTGATATAATCAATAACCATCTTTACTTGTGAGTCATTCAAGTTATCTAGGAATTTTACACCACTGTCACTTTGATAGAACATCCAAGGACTTATTTTACCATTAGTAATACTATGACATATCTTGTTAGGATTACCATAGCGTAGATAATCTTTAGAGAGTATACCTTCAGCTTCAGCTAAATCTATGGTAGTTTGGACACTACGTGCAATTGCATCCAATGGATCTTCAACACGCAAATATTCAATTAAGTATTTTGTGTAGGTGGAGTCAGTAGTCCAAGTATCAATACGTATTTGATTTTTTAATAACCAATCAACATACCTGCTAATGTTAATAGCATTGATATCTGCGCAATGACTTCCAAACTTTACGAAAGCAGTATAATAGGCACTACGAATAAACTCATCGTATGTTTTATTCTTTTTGCTTGACGTATTCTTTTTATAAAATTGCAACCAAGATTGAAATCCAATACGATTACCTTGTAAGTCTTTGTTCAAGTAACGTTGTTTGTTTTCACATAGGTGTTTAGCCATAGTAGATTCACGCTGGAACTCTCTATTGCAAAACTCGCAACCATACTTGGTTGACTTATCAATTGCCTCTGTCTTTTTCGTATTGAGAGATATCTTCATCTGTTACTGTCTGGCTTAATACTTCAATGTCTGCTATTTTTAAATGGGGATATATTTCTGCAAGATGCATTTTCTTTTTTTGCTCTTGCACAAACTGTTTTGAATACTCTGTGATATCTTCACTGTTTGCTTTAGGGTATATCTTTGTAAAATATTCTTTTGTATCTTTTAATACTGCGGGTTCTTTTAACAAACTTACACGCTCTTTAATCTGTGGCAACCACTGATGATATTGTTTACCTAATCCGGGACTAGCCGCACATAACATATACCATTGTAGTTTAGGATGCTTGCCTACACTCTCATTAAAAAAGTATTTGTTAGCGTTATATTCGGTACTCATTACATAGTAACCCGCAACATCACCCGAACCTTTAACATAGCTTAACCATTTGATTAGCATAAAGGGAACAAACTTACGCTGTTGTTCAGGTGTAAGTCTATCATAGTAACCATAGTCTTTCTTATCTAATGCCGCAATAGCTTCAAACAAGTTAAAGTCTTGATTCTCTAGTTTCTCATCTTGGGGTATTGCTTGTTTCTTCGTTGCCATTAGAATGCCTGACTATAATCTACAATCTCGCAGTTACGACTAATCTCTTTTACAAAATATACACAACGTGGCTTATCACCATCATCGATAGGAACACATAAGAACTGTCCGTTTTTCAATCGAGGTGCATACCAAGTTACGTCATGGTAAATATCTACAATCTCAATAGGAACAAATGAGGGACTGAAAGCAGTAAGTGGATTAAACTCAAACGCATTGAATCCTCTATCGTTAATACTTGTTAGAGGCAATGTTTCTAAGTCACCGTGTTCTTGTTCACCAATAAGTATCTGCCAATCAATCGGCATCTTAATAGTTTGATTACCTATCTTCAATACAAGTGCAGGACTATTAAATGATTCTAAAAAGATCAATGGGATATAATGATAGTCTACATTACTAGGGTTACTGTTATCTAAGATAGCAAAACGCAGGTCATCAATTTCTTCGGGAAGTGTTTCTAAGTTATAGAATTCGTTGTCTAGGGTTAATATTCGCATAATAGTATTGTAACACTTTCTTATCTGTATGTCAACTTTTCTAAGTCAAACGGGTAATTAGCTTCTTTATAAAAAGCTTTACGTTGTGTCAAATGACGTTTGGCAAACTTACACGAACTAGTTACATCCCAGATTTGGACAAAATCTTTATCCTCAGCTTTTCGGATACCCCTACCAATAGACTGGATAACTCGCACAAACGATTTACCAGGTTCAATGAGCACCAAATTAAAAATTCTAGGGATGTTAATGCCAACCGCAGCCACACCATATGTAGCCACGATAATCTTGTTTGTGCTTGTTGCGATTTCATCATATTCTTCTTTCCTATCAGTCATATTAGTAGCACCACTAACGAATACACTATCGGGTAATCTACTAATCAATTCTTTACCTGCATTAACTCTATCTACTAGAATCAATACATTGCCTGTTTCTTTAATCTTTAATATCAATTCAGCAATTGCATCAAGTCTATGTGTATCTTCAAGCAAATGTTTCAATTCACTTTGATAATTGCTAAACTCTACTTCATCTTTAAGTTGAACAATGTTAACGTGACACTGTGCCAATACACCCTGATCTTGTAACTCACTTGCACTTAGTTTACTAATTACAGGACCTAAGCTTACAAATAAAGACTGTGCTTCAAACTTAGCTTTAGGAATAGTTCCAGTCAGTCCCCAACGAATGGGCACTTTAGCAAATACGCTAGTAAGTAATGTTTTAAGTGCATCAGCTTTTGCCATATGCACCTCGTCAACCATTACACAAACTACACCTTCAATGAAGTCCATAATATCTGCTTCACCTGCTTTAGTTTTCTTAAGCATATTATTAAGACTTTGCCAAGTACAGATAGTGTGCGTCTTATTATATTCCTTACGATCACCGAAGTATACACCAACATCTAAACCAAGATTAATATAATCTGCTTCTGTTTGTGTTACTAGACTTTTATTAGGCACAATAACAATACTACGACCATATTGTTCTACACTATGACTTAGTGTGGCAGTCATCAATGTTTTACCTGCACCTGTAGCAATTTCTTGTAATGATTGTGGGTTCTTTAAAAAGTTGTTAACAATATTGATTTGATAATCACGCAATACAACCGGCTGACCTTCAATAGGATGACCTTTAGGCCAAGTTTTGTGTTTAAACGTATCCTCGGACACTTCAGCGAATTCAAATGCAGTAGTATAATCTCTAGTATCTTCTAGCTCAATGTCATACCCGGCGTTGTCTAATAAGGGAATTATTTCAGGCAACAAGTTAATATAAGTTGAGCCACCTAAACTAAAATAACTTACTTTACCATTCCATCTACCTAAACGTACAGCAGGCAAATATCTTGCACCAGGTACTTCATACTCAAATAGTTTCATCAGTGCTTTACGCTCTGCTAATTCTACTCCTTCTATCTTTACGTTAACTTCATCTTTAACGATTATCTTACATTGTTTCATTTAATTCCTAAATTAACGGGTTCTGAGTTTACGCACTTTATAACTTTAAATAACTTTTTTGGAGAATCCATCATACCATAAGTTCTGTGATGAATCATAACAGGTTTATCATAATCTTGCAATAGACTATGGTCTCTTATTAAGCTAATATTAAACTCATCTAAAATACTTTTATTGATATTTTCGGGTACAGATTTTTTAGTAGCTCTACCCGGTTCAATGATGCCATCACAACCCAATTCAACTAACCACTTTACAGCAGAAGGTAAATCTCTAACTTCACACTCGACCCGATAACTAATCGCAAGTGTTATTTTCATAGGATCTTCTGTATCAATAAAGTGTTCAATTACTGATTCGCTTATATTGATTCCATATTGTACATAGTCCGCTACCATTTTTAAATCATTGGTTAGCGGTATGTCTTTGATGTAATCATATAAAATATCATTACACGCGGCAACGTAGTAGTGTCCGTTATTGTAAATAAGCGTCGGCTCCCAATATTTAACAGATTCGTATTCGCTAAGACTATTGATTATTTGTGTAGTAATTGGACAGTAATCAATTACGCTGAAATGGTCCGCACTCATCATTATCAATGATTTTAAGTTGGTAATACCATAGTCTATCTCATACTGCCTTTTATCTCGAAACCATTCCATTGTGTAGATTGGGTTCTTTTTCAACGCAGTTAAAAATGCTTTATTGAAGGGGCTTCTGAAAATTATCTTATTGTTTGAAATAGAAATAGAAGCATTGGTATATTGCGGAGAACTCGCTATTGTGTTACATTTCCAAGTTAACAACAATAATTCATCAGCATCGAGTTTATGTTGTGTAAACTGCCTACGATAGTTTAATACAATTTTTCTAAATAATGAATGTTGGTTGCTGGTTATAGTGTTGTTTTTCAATATCAATGTAGTTAGATTATTGACAAACTGTAGGTCATACCTGCTTAGTCTTAAATTGACAAGCATAAAAGTAGCAACATCTTCGAGGTTTTTAAAATCCATGCAATATTATAACACAAACAAAAATATAAACAAATGTAATGGTAAAAGGAGCAGTGCTCCTTTTTTATCGAAGAGGACTTATTGACATTGCCTCTACGCACACTGCAGGGGTTAACCTTTCATACAAGTTGTCTTAGCAAGATTCTGCCAGTTGTTGGGGCTAATCTTAACTAAGTCTGCAATCTTCAAGCACATACGCAAGGACACTTCACGTAGTTTTGTATGATTGTCCCACATAAACTCAATCACATTTTGCGATTGTTCTTCTGTGAAATCATAATCCTTAAACAAGCCACCATCAGCATCACGATGCACTTGCTTGATGCGCAACATCTTGTCACGATCACCATCAATAGTCAGGTCCAAGAAGTGACAGCGTGACTGCAAAGCTTCTAAGTGGTCCTGCAATTTCTTAGATTTGAGATTGCCGAATTTCAAGTTAGTGATAAAGATAGCACTACCATTGAAGTTGAAAGTATTCGGGATACCTTCTTCACGCAACAAACGTGAATCACTGTTCCAGCAAATTCTACGTGTCTTACCTGAATCAAGTGCGGCCTTGAGAATGTTCAAACTCAAGTCATCAGTAAAGACTGAATCACAATCGTCAAAAATCAATACGTTTTTAGTATCTGAATACTTGTACAATTGAGTATACAAACCCAATGCAGTCATTGCACCTTTGACAATTTGAAAGCGAACTTTTTTACCTGCAAGCTTGTCAAACATACTTGCTTTTTCCATTTGTGTTTCAACACCGTGAGACTTACCTACACCGGGCGGGCCTGAAACAATCATAGCACGAATGTCACCATTGATACAAGCACGTGACATTTCATCAAGGACCTCAAAACGTGATGCAATACGGTCCATTGCTTCTGTTTCAGTTTCTTTTGCTTGCTCAACTTTTGCAAATTTTACTGTATTTTCTACCACAGCTTCTCCATTCAAAAATTCAATATCGTTAATACTATCAACAAGGACCTTAACTTCAGGGATGTTGATTGCGAATTGACCGTCATTTTTAACAGTCACATAACCACCTTTAGCACCAGTTTGAAAACCTTTGACCAATGTAAACTCTGTATTGACTACAGATTGTTTGCGATAAGAGCCTGACAGAATACGAATCGTTGACATAGTTTCTCCTGTGTGTTAATCAATCAATACAAGTATTATAGCACGAATGCCATTTATTGTCAAATTATGCTACCTTGCGAAAATACTGATAGGGCAAGCCCAGTGTCCAAGCTAAGTACTCGTCATCACCATTAGTGTCCTCAGCTTCGTGGATCCAGCGCATAGCAGTAGCACGGTCCTTAGCACCCAACTCAATCAAAGATTGGATCCGTTGCTCAAAAACAACAGTTGCCGAAGCTTCTGCTTCTTTGCGGTTATTTTCCTCACGCTCAATGACAATATTTAGGTAAGCGAATTCCTTGAGGAATGTTTCCACAGTCCAAGTTGAAGTGTCAATACCACGGGGACGAACACCGTAAGCATCTTTATACATATCCCAATATGTAGCTTGATATTGTTCCAACTCTGTCAACTCTTCCCAAGATTTGAATTCTGTAGTCATTTCAAGTCCTCTTTATCAGTTTCAATACAAGTATTGTATCACAGGGTCCATTTATTGTCAAATTTAAGCGGCCAAGCGTTGTAGCGTTTTTGCAACATTATCTTGGACCAATTGCTCGAAACCTTCTTGGGTAACTGGATAGCCCTGTTCTTTCAACATCTTTTTGATGTGTGGTTGAATAAAACCCTTAGATTGCAAGATTGGGAGGGGTGACTCACCATTTTCCAAACGACTGAAGTATTCCTCAACTGTAAAGTTCTTTGTAAGGAATGTAAGGAAACTTGCTTTGCTACCTTTAGCATATTTGAAACGGGCTACAAATTTGCTTGCACCATCGGGCATAACATAGTTAATGTATTCTGTACCAGAAAAACGTTCTTTGCTAAACTTAGTCATTTTGTGTCCTTTAGTTAACTGTCTATGTATCTATTGTATACCCAAATCCAATTATTGTCAAATTTTCACTCAATTGGTAGCATTTTTTGGAGGAAATTTTGAATTTTATTGAAAGAATCCATAGATTCCTGCTCCCTATATCCGGGAGTAGACTTAAGATTAAACCCGTGCCCGGCTTCAGGGTACACAATCAAATCCACATTTTTACCTGCATTTTTTGCTGACGCTACATATTCGTTAGCATACTCAACTAAACAACAATTATAAAATGTATCTTTGCCTCCTGCAAAAATCATTGTAGGCACTTGTAGTTTACTTGCAACAGATGATCTGGATACTTTGGAAATTGCAGGATACATTGCAATTACTCCCACAATTGAATTGTCCCCTTGTACGGCGTTAACTAATGCACCGCCACCTCCCAAAGACAATCCTAACACAACAACTTTTCCCGACTTTACTTTTTCATTAGCCTGTGCTTCTGAAATGTAACGCTTTAAATTTGATGAGGCATAACCTGCATTAGGTGGAACATCTTTTCCGTCTACTAACAAAACCGAGTAGCCTAATTTTGTAATAGAATTTGTAAGATCCTGATATCGTTCGGGGCCAGATGACCCTGACAATACTACTACTAATGGACCTTTATTCTTTTCGGGAAAAAAGTATTCTTGGGCTTGAGCCGTTGCTGACCCGAGCATTAGTAAACTTAAAATGATTTTATTAAGCATCATAGTCGGCACCATCCATTTGTTCTTGCCAAAATGCTAATGCATCGGCTTCGTTGGTAAATTCTTCCAAAACGTGCTTGCCACCTAGTGGATGAGGGAACCAAACTAACCATTGTCCTTCATCTCCTTGTGTGCAATAAAGTTCTACTGGTTCATCCATAAAGATACCTTTAATTTAATTAAGACTCTATTGTAGCATAGAGTCCATTTATTGTCAACCCTATATCCTAACATAAATAAAATTTATGAATAGAATACTAGTAGCCTTTGATTACTGGGGGCCGAATTATCCACTAAGGAATAATCAAAACTTTAATAGACCATTTTCAGATTTAATTGTGGATGATATCAGTTGTGAGTTTTTTAATAAGATACCAAGATATGAATGCGTACCATCTTCTACTATAAAAGATGAAGATTTATTTATTTACCCTATAATAGCAGGATTTTATGAATCTGAATGGCCGTATAATGCCAATATTGATATATTATCAACAACCTCAATACCAATACAATTATTTAATAGCATACGTAGTAGAAATGGATTTGTAATGATAGACTTAGGTCACGAGGCGGCATTGACAGATTATTTATTAGATACTATACATTCATATTTTTTAAGTAAAGATATTCAATATAAAAAAATTATACTTCAAACTGGAAATCCTAATGGAGAAGAAATATATAAAAATTATTGTCTGAGGAAAGAAATTATGCCTGGTAAGGCAATGAAGATATCTTCTATTGAATATTTTGAATGGCATACAAGTAAAAATTATAATGTAAGTGTTAATAGCCTAAGGGTTGTGCCTTTACCAAAAAATGTAGATTATAGCAAAATTGAAAAAACATTCTTATGTTTAAATAACAGACAAAGACCACATAGAAAAAATCTGTTTATACTCTGGAATTTAAATGATTTAATTAAAGATAGTTTTTATACTATGTCCAATAAATCCGGGTATACCCATGACACCAAAACATATTATCTTCGTGATTATGTAAATGCTGATTTAATGAAACGTGCAGGAGTAACATCTGAATATATTGACGAAATAGAAAAAACATTACCGCTTAGACTCGATGATCCTAGACCGAGAAATTTATTATCGTTGTTTGGATCGATTAGTACATATTATCAATCTAGTTTAATTAGTGTAGTAACTGAAACTAATTTTGAGGAGCCTGATATCTTTAATACAGAAAAGATATTTAAACCAATGATTCATAGACACCCATTTATTCTAGTAGGTCCATACAAAACATTAGAAAAATTAAGAGAATTAGGTTACAACACATTTAATGAGTTTTGGGACGAGAGTTACGATGATATTGAAGATCCTACTGAACGATTATTAAAAATAGTAGAAATTTGTAAAGATATAAATAACTGGAGTGCCCAACAAAAAAAGCTTTTTTTCTATAAGTCTATGATTATAACAAATCATAATCACAAACTTTTAACGGAGTGTTACCACGGTAATATGCGTGAAAACTTTTGGCATAAATTTAAAAATATAAAAAACTATGAATAGAATTCTCGTAGCCTTTGATTATTTTTCACCGATATTTCCGCTAGTTAATAATCAAAACTTTAATAGACCATTATCTAAGTTATCGATAGATAATGGAAATTATGAATTTTTTAATAAAGTAGGTGGTTATGATTGCGTTCCTACATTAACCCTAACTGATAATGATTTATTCATATATCCTATATTAATATCATTGGGCCCAGATGACTGGCCAGTAAATGATGAAATTGATATATTAGCATCGACCTCAATGTCCACGAAAGTGTATGATAGTATATGCGGTAGAAATGGATATTTGTTTTTAGATTTAGGTAATGAATGTGCTATTAATGATAATGTAATTAAAACTATTCACCGATACATACATTCAAAAAAAAATACCACTTAACAAAGTTATATTACAAACAGGTAATCCTACTGGTAAAGAACAATATATGGAGTATTGTTTTAGAAATGGTATTGCATTAGATAAATGTATGAATATAGCCTGTGTAGAATATTTTGAATGGCTATGTAGTCGATACTTGTTTCAATATAGAAATTCTGAAGAAATTGTTCCATTGCCTAAAAATACAGATTTTAGTAAAATAGAAAAAACGTTTTTATGTTTAAATAGAGTTCATCGATGGCAACGTATTAATTTATTCTTATTATGGAATATACACAAACTAATGGATGATACTTATTTTACATTAAATAAGAAATCTGGACTACCTTCCGAAGATGTAATGAGAGATTTATTTGATACTACACTAATTGAAAAATATAATATAACTGATTCTTACTTAGATGAATTAGAATCTACATTACCATTAGAATTGGATGAGTTTAAAAGTTCTGCAGAAATGGCTTTATTATATGGACCAGTTGATTCATATTATCAAAGTAGTTTAATAAGCGTGGTTACTGAAACTAATGTCACTCATATTTTTAATACTGAAAAGATATTTAAACCAATGGTGCATAGACAACCATTTATTGTAGTAGGCCCATATAAAACTTTAGAAAATCTACGAAAAATGGGATATCAAACATTTAGTGAGTTCTGGGATGAAAGTTATGATAATATCAAAGACCCAGTAGAAAGATTAATTAAAGTTGTAGAACTATGTAAAGAAATTAGTCAATGGGATGAAGGAAAGAAAAAGTCATTCTTTTTAAAATCAATGGTTGCTACTACACATAATTATAATTTGCTAGCTTCGTTTTATGCTAATAAAAAAATGCGTAGTAACTTTTGGCATGAATTTAGAGATAAGAAATTATTTCCTATCAAGTAAATTCTTCTTCCATATCTCAATGGTTCTATCTAAACCTTCATCTAAACTAACTAAAGGCTTCCAGCCAGTAATAGATGTAATCAAATTATGATTACTATTCAACCAATAAATTTCACCGGGACGATGTGGTTTAGTATTCCAATTAACAACACCGTTCCAATTTAATTTTTTAGCAATCTTGTCTGTATAATCTTTAATCTTAATAGGACTATCAGGGCCAATTGTGAAAATCTTACCTTGCACTGTATCAGGGTTCTCAATGACAGTAAGCCAAGCTTTCAATAGGTCATCAATGAATATAAAGTTGCGATATGGTTCACCGTAACCTAAATTAATTTCATTAGGATTCTTAATCATTTGAGTGATGATTTGTTCTGTAACGAAAAAATCATTATCTACACGACCATATGCATTAGTTTGTCTAATAGCAGTAAAAGGTAAATCATAGCAACGATGTGCATACTCTAAGTATTTTTCACACGCATACTTTGCAACTGCATAAGGAGCATTAGGATTAGGTTGTGTATTTTCATCGAATGCAATAAACTCAGGTGTTTTACCTGCTTTAACGATGTCACTGATAGGTTGCCAACCATATACTTCCATAGTACTAGCAAAAACAAAATTCTTAAGATTCTTAACTTTTGCGGCTGACTCAATTAAGTTAACTGTACCTACATAGTTAATTTCACTGAAGGTAAGCTGTTCATAAAAGCTTTGTTCAACTTCAGTACGTGCGGCTAAATGCACGATGATATCAGGTGATATAGATGCAACTTCTTCCTGTACTTGTTTGTGATTTAATAAATCACTTTTCAAGTGATATAGTTCGTGTGTTTTTTCTAACAACGGGGTAATGTGCGATCCAATAAAACCGGAGCTACCGGTCAACAATATTTTCATTTTTTTCCTTTAGATTATATCTTGTATTTAAACAAAAGAAAACTTCTCAATTTTTAAATACTCGTTCCCATCACGCACAATTTTTTTATATCTACCATCTACTTTAACATCATTGTTTTTCAATGTCATATCCAACATTGAAATAAGAGGATTGTTATTCTCGATACTAAAGGTTACTAAGTTGTTAGATGAATCGCTGAACCAATATTCTTTACATTTAGCTTTTCTAGTATTAACTGAAAGTTGTTTTACAAATTTTAATTGTTTGCTATCAGCTACAAACATTGATTCGTGGTTCTTAACTTCCCTGTTATATTCAAATGACATTTTTTCAAATTCAACATCATATTCATAAAACTCAGGTAAGCGATAGACCAACGGTATCATAGTCTCTTTAAATGTTTTACCGTCACTATGCACAAAGATATTTAAATCTTCACGGAAAGGAGTAAGAGTGATATTCTTAAGTTTCCATACCATGATTTTCTTGCTATAGTAATCACGGATAATATTAGCCTGCTCAACATCATCATCTGTTACTAGACGGAACAATTCACTATCTAATAGTTTAGTGATAACAGGATGCAATCCGGAAGTATCCCTTACTTTACGATATCGTGCCCAACATACACTTAGTGCAAGAAGGTCTACACTAATTTCGTAGACTTCATATTTTTTAACATCAGGTCCATACGAAAGCTCATCAAAGTTGAGAGCGCCGGACCAGCCTGAACCTTGAGCACCATTATGGCTACTCAATGAGATTGTATTTTGACTAGCAGCCAATACTCCGCCGCCAATTGCTGAGATTTGCCAATTGTTAGTATATGACATTTTTATCCTATTGTAATATCTTCCATACCGGCTGTGCGTAATCTTACGATGTGACCCATCTGCCATTGTTTGGCTTCAAGACCTTTCATAATGCCCAACCACCTATTTCTTAACAGTGCCACTTCATTGATAAGCGTTTCAAAGTCAACAACTTCATCTTCACCATCAACATACTTTTCAGCGTCACGGCTTGTTAAAGCTCTATTATACGCCTCTAGGTATTTTTGAAAATGTTTTCGGCGAATTTGCCGTAATTTAATATTGAGGTAGTTCAATACTGCCTCTATCTCTTGTAGTTGATTGAAACGATGTTCGGTAACGCCCGGAATAGCGGCAATGTTCTTTTCAACATTACCGTATACCTTTACCTCTTGTTTTGCTGAGATTAATTCACTCTCAAAATGGGCAATGAAATCGGGTATTACCCCTAAGTTTTGCGATACTCTCGTGTACCAATTTGACATTTAATCCCATTCGTCTGTATCAATATCGTCATCGTATTCTTCGTAGTCATCTTCAACATCGTGCTGTTCAGCGTAACCTTTCAATGCATTAAGCATTTCCTTGTCACCTCTGAAAGCATCTTTGATATCATCTGTTTCATAATTATTATCAATCAACAAATTAACCAATGTGTCGGCAGCATCGCTACGATCATTGAAATCAATATGGGTGCGCAATGCATCCCATACTTCAGCAACAAAATTTAAACTCATTCTGTAACATCCTCCTCCGGTGTTACATTACTTATCTTTGTTTGTGCCTTTTGTCCATACTCACTCATTACTTTATCTAAGCAACCGTCAGCATTTGCTTCCCATGCTTTACGAAACTTCTTAATGATTTCACCATCAAGTGTTGTATATACTAATGAGTTGCCTTCTTTCTTAACAAGTTCAGCTTTCTCAATCATATCTAACATACCTGAGTAAGGACTCATACCTGTTTCATATGGGATCTTAACTTGTACAGATTCAAATGGTTTCGCATAACGAGTTTTCATAATCTTGCACGATGCACGAATACCTCGCACATCACTAATCTTATTACCATCTTCATCTTCTTTAAGTTTTAGTTTCTTCATAGCAACAACAATACTTGATGCATAAACGAAACCTTGACCACCTGAAATTTTATCATCTGGGTCAAACATATCTTGTGAAGCATATGTGTGATTAGTAGCAACTAATCCTACATTGTGACTACCGAACATATTAACACAGTTACGAACAAGTGCTGTTAGTGCTTTAGGCTTACGACCCATATCACCTTTCATATCACCTGCTTCAAACTGATTAACGTCAGTAGGTGTCAATAGCATACCCAATGAGTCAAGCACAAACAAAACTTTCGGTTTGTCTGTTTCGGGTAATACTTTGTATGACTTCATAAACTCTGAAATAGTTTTAGCAACGTCATCAAT